GTCGAAGAGATTGGAAGCCGATTCCGGAACGTTCGTTCGGAAGGGACTTTCTCCTTCGTTCTCTGCAATAACTTCCAATGTCATGGGAGCTTGCAGCACGGTCGCTTCAGCAAGAAGCCTGACTTAGGTGCTTGGCCATCTAGCGTCGGATCCTTCGGGACCAAGACGCCTGAGGGATACACCTGGGGATGTTTCCAAGCCCCAGGGAGAGACCTCAAGGTCGATATACACCTTATCAGACAACCCGCACCAGGCTGACCCTTCGGGGCCAAGTCCTGTTTCGGACTCCGTACTGCATTAACCCACACAAAGTTTGATCGTGCTAGCCAGGTACCAGGCTAAGTCGTTTCAGACCATGCAGAGACATCAAGAGCTGCCAGTTCTTCCTTAAGGGCCGGCGTGGACTCCTCGCGGAGCACCCGTCACCTCGTGTCCTAAGACCCAGAACCGACCTCCAAGGGAGTTAAAGACATCCCAGTCTTTTAACCTTCCGCGGCAGTCTTGAGAGTTATGTTCCATCGCACAGATGGAGGTATGAGGTGGAGGACGGAGGCGGCCACCCTAGACTCTGGCTTACGGCTCTCGAGAGAGCTGATAAGACGTTGTTTGAACTTAGACACTGGCATTGGTTCACCATAAAACATGGTAACTGGCTTGCAAGCTATCCAATAGAGTTCAAATCGAGTCTGCAACTTTACAGGTGGAGCGATTGTCAATTGCTCCTCCTGGAGAGTGGCCCACCAATCTTTGACAAATCGGGCTGTTCCATCGAAAAAGGATACAGTACCGAACAAATCACCGGTATTCTGGTAGTGACTCCATGAAGCTTGTGCAAAGCTGAGAGTCCCATGAACTACACGGGTGTCATTGAGAGGTGTTACTCCGCACGGGAGAGGGACGTGTCGGTGGAGTCGACGAGCGATCCGAACTGCGGAACCAAAAATACCGCTAGATCGCAAAAGGGGAAGATGAGTTGAGTTGAACCCTAGGTCACCCAGGCGTAAACCCAGGTTCAAACCTTTCAGAACAACTGATCTGAGTCTCTGAAGGTAAAAACCTTCCGCACGAGACTTCAACTCATAGGATTCCTTAGAAAAGGATTCCAAATCTCCCCCTACAACCGCTGTAAAACTCCGTCGAAGTAGAGCCCTGGTCCTGATCACAGGCACAGGAAAGGCCATACCCTTAAAAAGAAAAAGGGTAGAATTGATCTCGGCCTTGCCTCTTTCATAAGAGGTCTTATCCTTTTCAGGCTCTAAACCGACACGTGGGAGGATATCAAACCATGGAGAGGGATCGGCTGTCTCAGCGACTAGGTCGTCGCCATTGATTAACATAGGGGTATGTCTACCTAAGGAAAAGGCAGAACAAACCCTATTGTAGAGACAGAGTAATGGGAAACTCAAAAAAGCTCCCATCATTTGACCTCTCCTGTTAGTTAGAATTTCTTCCCCTAATTGGATATCAGGGAGAAGTGACATTCTAGCCAATTGTTTCACAGATGCAGGGATCGTCTCGGCAGTTACGAGAACTGCCTCGAGGATCGCTTGAGACACTCTTAAGTCAAGATTGTCGGTTGCACCCTTATAATCTCCGGAGAGAATAGGGTGTTCGAACTTAAAACCGGCCTTGACAAAAGAAGTTGTCCTCGGTGGACCTATCAGTGACCATCTTTGTCGGCGGATCCTCTTAAACATGAGTTTATG